GGGTTTGTTATGTATGGATATATCGATACAGTTTCTAAAGACCTTAGCAAAATTATAGATTATAAAACAGGAGGTAAAAAGAAAGAATTTATTTATTCTGAAGAAGAATATACTCAGTTATGTTTTTACGCTTTAGCATTAAAACAAGAATACAATAAAACACCTGATAAAGCAGAAGTTCATTTTATTAGAAGAGATGGTAATTTGTATAGAGGTCAAGAATTAGTTGTAGCTCAAGAAGAGCCAATAGTCATTAATGTTGATATATCAGAAGAAAGGTTAAAAAAAGTTTATTGGGATACAATAGAAGTAGCAAAAGAAATAGAAGCTTTTTATTTACAGTATAATAAAGACAATGAGTAAAATAATACATCTAAGTTTATTCCCTAATACTATTTGTGTAATATGTAAAAAGAAAGTTAAAGAGGGGTGGTTACATTGTGAAAAGTGCTTAGATAAATATTTAGAAAGTAAAAATAAAAAGACTGATAATGAGTAAGGAAATAGAAGATAAAATATACAGCTATAAAACAAAGCATAAAGAAGGCTTCTTACAAACTGAAATAGATACGCTTTTAATAGACTATCCTGATATTAATATGGATAGATTTAATGAGGCTTTAATAGGTAATACATGCATGGTTAAAAAGGGCAAAATAGTCCAGTACCATTGTGATATTTATAAAGCTTTAATGTGCGGTATTCAAAATAGAGGATTAAGAGCAAGTGAATGGGATTAAAATATATGTTTATACGTATAAAATATTTTTAATAAGGTAAATTATATGCAATTACGAATAGTGGATTATATTAACTACCCTATAAAAAAGCTTGAGCGACTGCCGACTTTAGGAGGTTGTTTTTATAGTTTGTTAATTTTAGTATATTAGTATAAATAGTAAACTAATATAATAATGATTAAAATAAGCTTATTAAAAGAAGGTAACTGGTTTAAACATAAAGACTGTACCTATGAAATAATGAGCTTTGATTACGTATTTACAACAGCTAAAAAGATTAATAATGATGGTATAAAACATTACTTTCTAAATAGTATTCAAGTGGAAAAAATGTATAAAGATCACTATCAAAAAGATAACCCTGATTACGGTATTACAGATAGCAATAAAAAATGTAGATGTGGTTGTAAATGTTGTGATAATCCTAATCATGATATAAGCGATTTAAGAAAGCAAAATAATGACTGAAAGAGGTAGGCCAAGTAAGATAGATAAGTTTATAGAAGTTGCTAAAGATGTTTTGTTTAGAAGCGATTTAATGCTATTAACAGATGAAGAGTTAGTTTTTCTTATTAATGAAGAATTAAAAGAAAAGGATAAAGTAGCAATAAGAACTTTTAAACTTTGGAAGTCAGGAGATTACAGCGATAAAGGTCAAACAGGTAAAGAATTTTTGCCCCTTATAAAAAAAGCATTGATAATTCAAAAGGAAAATCTATTTAAAAAGTTTACTAATGATGATAGAGCTTGGCAAAGATGGGCATGGATTATTGAAAGAAAGTTTAGTGAATGGAACTTAAAAAACATTAACGAAAACAAAAACGAAAACAATCATAAAGGAGAAATAAAGATTAATTATAACATACCTAATGGAGATAAGTCTTAATCCATCTCTAAAACAACATGAAGCATATACAAAGCTAAATGACACAACTACTAAAGAGCTTCTCTATGGTGGTGCTGCTGGTGGTGGTAAGTCTTGGCTTGGATGTGAATGGTTATTAATAAACTGTTTACGATATCCTAATACTAAATGGTTTATAGGTAGAGAAGAGCTTAAAAGATTAAGAGCTTCTACTTATCAAACATTGTTAAAAGTTAGACAGTATCATAATTTACCTCATGACTTCTGGAGGTATCAAGGTCAAGATAATTATATTGAGTTTCCTAATGGCTCAAGGATAGACTTATTAGATTTACAGCATAAACCATCTGATCCAATGTATGAGAGATTCGGTTCTCTTGAATATACTGGAGGATGGATAGAAGAGGGAGGAGAGATTAACTTCGGTGCTTATGATGTTCTTAGAACTAGGATAGGGAGATGGTATAATACAGAATATAATATACTACCAAAACTATTAGTAACATGTAATCCAAAACGTAATTGGATGTATGATGAATTTATACAACCATTTAGGCAAAAGAATTTAAAACCTCATCAGGCTTTTGTAGAAGCTTATGTAACTGATAATCCATACATAGATAAAGAGTATATTGAAAACCTAAAAGGAATTAAAGACCAGTCTAAAAAAGAAAGGTTATTACTAGGTAACTGGGATTATGATAATGATCCAAACAGAATATACTCGGATGATGGTTTAGATAACTTACTTACTAATGAGTTTATAAGTTCAGATAGCAAAAGTTTTATTACATGTGATGTTGCTAGGTTTGGAGCAGACAAGACCGTTATAATGGTATGGAGTGGTTTTGTAATTACTGATATTCATACGATAGATAAATCTGGAATAGATGAGGTAGTATTGAGTATAAGGCACATGGCTAATAAGTATAATGTTGCTAGAAGTAATATAGTTTTAGACCAGGATGGAGTAGGTGGTGGTGCTGTAGACATTTTAAGAGGCTCTAAAGGATTTACTAATAATGCTAAAGCGATAGTAAACAAATTTAAAAACGAAAACTATAAGAACTTAAAAAGCCAATGTTATTTCAAGAGTGCTGAAAGGGTTAATGATTACGGTATTTATATTAGTCCTAATGTTGCTAATAAGTGTTGGAATCAGTTAAAAGAAGAGTTAGCAGCTATTAAGCAAGCTAATCCAGATAGCGACGAAAACAAAATAGGTATAATAGCAAAAGATAAAATTAAAGAGAGTATAGGTCGCTCTCCTGATTATGCAGATTGTTTTATGATGCGAGAATATTTTGAACTTGCTAAGAAATCAGTAAGGGCTATAGCATAATATTAAATTATTACTATATTTGAACAAACAAACTAACTAACAATGAAGATATTAAATTTATATGCCTGTTTAGGAGGTAATAGGTATAAATGGAATGATGTAAAAAGTGATATTCAGGTTACAGCTGTTGAGTTAGATCCAGAAGCTGCTAGATTATATCAAGAGAGATTCCCTAATGATAAAGTAATAGTAGCTGATGCTCATCAGTATTTATTAGACCATTATAAAGAGTTTGATTTTATATGGAGTTCTCCACCATGTCCTACTCATAGTAGAATTCAATTAAGTCAATATACTACTAGAGAAATGAAATACCCAGACATGAAACTATATCAAGAAATTATATTTTTAGATAAATTTTTTAAAGGTAAGTACTGTATTGAAAATGTTATACCGTATTATGAGCCATTAATTCCAGCAAAAAAAAGGCATAGACATTTGTACTGGACTAATTTTAATTTACCTAATGAATTAAGTAAAAGAAACAACCCTGATTTATCAAGGACTAAAAACTTAATAAATGCTTTGTCTAAATTTCATGATTATGATTTTAGAAAATACAAAGGTAAACAGGCTACAAATAAAATGGCTCGTAACTTAGTAGATTATGAAGCTGGCAAAACAATATTTGAAACAGTACTAGGAATTTATAAACAACAAAATACAAATCAAACAAAACTTTTTTAACATGTATATTAACAGCAAAGAATATTTATTAAATCAATTAGTTTCTTTAGAAGTTGCTAATTACAGGAGAATAGGAAAGTTAACAGATGGCAAATACGCTAGAGAGCCTATTGGCTATCATAGAGAGCTTACAGAGATTTACGGACAGTTAAGTAAAGAAAACATTATACAGCTTTTAAAGATGAAGCCAATGAGCGATAACTTTAAAAAAGGAATGGTACTTAATTTGGAGGATATTTGATAGACTTATATTAAAAAATGTTTATAAGTGCAATAATTAGCACTTTATTAATTGTTTACTATTTTATTATATTTAGCTAAACATCTTAATAATGAGTAAATTACATCCTTATAAAAAGGAAGTATTTCAACTAAGAAAAGAAGGTAAAACATATCCACAAATATCTACCCATCTAAAAGAGAAATACAATATAAAAATAGCAAGGCGCACAATATGCGACTATGTAAATAAACAGAATGCTTCTAACGCTTTTGAAAGTGAATTAAATAATAATAACTTCGCTTTTCCTGATAATTGGAGTCATGGATGGCTAAAAGGAAAACATGCTTCTATATTTATTAAAAATGCAGAAGGTATAATATCTTTTGATGAGATGAGGGCAAAGTTCATTACTGAAATGAGTGAATATTCTCCAAGCTATAAGAAGTACAAAAGAGCAGAAATAAAGGATAAACATTTATTAGTAATTGATATAGCAGATTTACACATAGGTAAGTTAGCAGATAGATCAGAAACAGGAGATAAATACAATTCTAAAATAGCAATAGAAAGAGCTTTAAAAGGGGTTAATGGTATTTTAAATAAGGCTAAAGGATTCCCATTAGATAAGATACTTTTTATCATTGGTAATGATGTACTACATATTGATAACTCTACTAGAAGTACTACTGCTGGTACTGGTCAGGATGTAGATGGAATGTGGTATAAGAATTATACTGATGCTAGAGATTTATACATTAACATTATTGAAATGTTAGTTAATGTTGCTGATGTTCATATAATTCATAACCCATCTAACCATGATTATGTATCTGGATTTATGTTAGCAGATTCTATTTACTGCTGGTTTAGAAAACATAAAAACATATCTTTTAATATTACTAATAAACATAGAAAGTATTTTGTTTATGGTAAAAACTTAATAGGCTCTTCTCATGGAGATGGTGCTAAGATGCAAGATATGCCATTATTAATGGCTAATGAAGCTCCTATTCAATGGGCTAATACTTTATACAGATATGTTTACTTACATCATATACATCATAAAGATGTTACTAAGTTTAAAAGTGGTAAAGATTATCAGGGAGTTACTGTTGAGTACATGAGAAGCCCATCAGGTACAGACTCATGGCATCATAGGAAAGGTTATCAACATGCACCAAAAGCAATAGAAGCTTTTATACATAGTAAGGAATATGGGCAATGTGCCAGGTTAACACATATTTTTAAATAAATAATTATATTTACAACATGGAAAAGAAAGTAGTAAAGGCAAAGAAGCCAGTAGTTAAAAAAGAGGCTAAGAAGCCTGTAAAAGTAGATTTAAATAATAAACTTACTGAGATAGCAGAGTTTATAGATAAAACTATTAGAGAAGAGAGAAATAAGCAACTAAGTACCGTTGCATGTGCTAGATTAGGAAAGGTTAAACAAGATTTGTTATTTATTGCTCGTAACATTATAAAGTAATGATTAAAGCAACTATCCTAGATAAATCATATACCATTAGAAATAAATGGGAGGATAACACTATTAAGGAAATGTCTAAAGCTCAAAACTACATAGACAATATGCCTAAATGGTTATCTAACTACATTTATAGCGATAACGATGAGCCAGTAAGTGAAAGTAAGCTATTAGACTTTCAAGTTGACTGGGTTGAGCTTTTTACTGATATACCTAGAGAATGTTTAGAATCTGAAATATCTGTTAATAAACCTGATGAGGTTAGTTTATTAGAGTTGTTTGGTGCTGTTAGTAAATTCTTAGGAGAGCCTAATCAAGATGAAATAGGAACAAGCGATAGTATTACATTAAACAAAACTAATTATCATTTAATTAAATCTGTTAAGACTGCTGGAGGTATAGATAAGATGTTAGGAGGAGCTACGTATAAACACTTTGCAGAGAGTCAGGCTTTATCTAGTTTGTTTCAAAAAAAGAATTATAGGAAGTGGGAGTATTTAAGTAGGATAACAGCAATACTATTTAGAGAGCATGAGGATGAAAAGTATGATGAGGAGTTAATTGAAATGAGGGCTAAAGCTTTTGAGAGCTTACCAGTTTCAGAAGCTTATAAAGGGTATTTTTTTTTGCTAGAACATTTGAACAAATTACAAAGCTCTACAGTAACATCTTTAATGGCAAAAGTGGAAAGCCTACAGGCACAACGTCCGAAGCCATTGTTAAGAATACTTATTGGACTTCTAAAGCCTATAAACTGGCTCAAAAAGGTATTTTTAATAAGCAAAGGTTAACTCCTTTAAATAGTGTTTATAGCACTAATTTATATGATGTATTAGAGTTTATTAGCATTGAAACAGCTGAAGAAACATATAAAGCAGAATTACAACAGCAAGCACATGACGACTCACTAAAGAAGCAAAAAAGGAGATGACAAAAGATGAGTTTTTAGAGCAAATTTTAGAAGCATGTTCTGCTTATCATTGGGAGTTTAACGGTACTTATAAGCATTATGAGATAGCATCAATAACATCTCATGTAGTTAGTATAACTGTTGTTAGTTTTGGTTTTGATTCTGGTTATGCTGATATAATAGACTTTCAAAATGATGAAGATTTAATAGATAAAATGTTAGAAAAGTTATAAAATGTACTATCCAAAAATATTAATAGGCTTCACTACATTTGATAAAAAAGATTATTGTGTAGATGAGTTTGTACAACAGATTAAAAGCTTTACCTATCCATTGTATGATATATTTGTAGTGGATAACTCAAAAGATTCTAAACACGTTAGAAAGTTCTGGAAAGAGGGTATAAAAGCTGTTCATGAGCCATTAAATGGAGATTTTAGAGAGGAGCTTGCTAGGCATCAAAATATTATAAAAGATTATTTCTTAAATGGCGATTATGACTATTTAATGATGATTGAAAGTGATGTTTTTACTGGCGAATGTATCTTAGAAAAGTTAGTTAGTTATGCAGAAGTGTATAATGCTGGAGTAGTTACTGCTACTTATGAGATAGATAGAGGAGAGCCTACATTATGCTTAACATCTACTGTTGATTCTAGGCTAGTAAGGTCTGAAAAGCTATTAGAAAGGTCAATAGGTTATGAGATAATGGGGCAAGGTGTTATACCTCTTAGAAAGTTATTGAGTGATCCAGATGCTAAACTAACAGCAACGGGAATAGGATGTACTTTATTTAGTAGATTTGCACTTCAAGATGTTAATTTTAGAGTAGATTTAAGCTTAAATAAAAGGGCTTTTAGTGATACTTTTATATTTACTGATATCGCTAGTAAAGGATATGAGATATTAATAGATAGTAACATTATTTGTAAACATGTCAAATGATTTATAAATTAACTATTATAGCAGTTATTATATTATTAGTATTAAAATTAATCATTCATGGATAAAGAAATAGAGTATTTTACATTAGTAGATAAAGAAACATCATCAATAGAAGAAGAAACAGATATACATTACGAAATATTAAATTATCAATTAGCAGTAGGTCATATACCAGAGTCACAGAAATATCAATTAATAAAACAGAATTAACATGTTAGCAACTATCCAAGTATTAGAAACAGAATTAGAGAATTATAAAAAGAGGGTTAACTTTTTAAGACAGTATATTGAGCATTTAACAAAACATACTACTAACATGAATGGAGATGTAGTTTATGATAGTTTAGATGATGTTGATAAAGCTTATAGATTACAAAATGAGTTAGACTTTAAAAATGTTTTAATTAAGCAAAGAGAAAGCCAGATTAAGCAAGTTCAGGAGCAAGAGCAATTAAAGCAAAAAGCTATTGAAGAGATGCCAGAGCTAATAGATAAGTCTAAAGTAGTTTATAATGCTATGTTAGATGACCTTGATAAGCTTAAAAAAGCTAAGAAAACTAAAGAGATTAAAGAAGCTATTAAGATGGTAGAGATGCAATCTGATGAGGTTAGCGATATAATAGATGGTATTGAGGATAGATTTAATAATGATGATCATAAAAACATATTAAATGACTTTAGACAAATTAATAACATATTAAAGCTTAAAGAGTGAGTATTATTTTTTTTATGGGCTTTATAATGGCTATTTTATTAATATCTAAATGGATTGAAAATAATAAGGATTTATTTTAGGTTTATAGGTTTATTTTTATTAAGGGGCATTTGTTGCCTCTTTTTTTTTATATTTATACTTATCCAATTATAAGCCCTATAATAATAGATATGGCTACAATTACTAATAAAACAGATGGTTTAGAGATAGTGGACTCACATGGAGATACTTATTTCATTAAGTATGGAAATGTAAAGCTTATCAAAAGTGCTTCTACTGTATCAATTTATGATAACTCAGAAAACAGAAGAGGTGCTGATGCTATAAGGGTTACTCATGCAGAAGTAACAAGTCCAAGTACAGCAGATTTAAATAATTTATACACAACTATAAGAGGATATATTGACTAATGGCAACAATAACTAATTTAACAAGTGGTATAGAGATTAACTTCGGAGGAGCAGTTACCTATATCAAACATGGAAATGTAAAACTTCTAAAAAGAGGTACTAATATTAATATTTATGATGATTCTGACGATGATGGTAGTCAAAGAGGTCAGGTTTACATTAGTATTCCTTTCTCAGAGGTTACTAGTCCTAGTGAAGCTAATATAGATGCTTTATACGCTACTGTAAGAGGTTATATTGATGTTTCTTCTAGTGGTGGTGGTACTGATGCTGATGCAGTTCATGTAAATGTAGGAGGAGAGATAAACGGAATAACTGCTAAAGCTACTCCAACATCTAGCGACATTCTACTAATAGAGGATGCAGCAGATAGTAACAATAAAAAAAAGATTACTATTGCAGACTTACCAGCTACAAGCGATGCAAGTGCAGTTCATGTAGATGCAGCTAATGAGATTACAGCAATAACAGAAAAAACTTCTATAGATAATCAGGATGAGTTTATTATTGAGGATAGTGATGCTTCTTATGTAAAGAAAAGTATTACTAGAAAAAATATTATTAAGCCAATTAGTAATAGTGTATCTACTACAGCTACTTTAACTCCTGATATTGATGAGAATGAGCAAGAGATAGTAACAGATTTAGCTAGTGCTATGACTATTGCTGCTCCAACTGGTACTCCATCAACAGGAATGAAGTTAGTAATTAGAATAACCGATGATGGTACTGCAAGGGCATTAACTTGGAATGTTATTTACAGAGCAATAGGAGTTACTATACCTAGTACCACGACAGCTAATAAAATTTTATATGTTGGATGTATTTATGATGAAGCTGGTAGTAAATGGGATGTCGTTGCAGTTAAAGAAGAAGCGTAAAATGATAACAATTATATCAAAAATAGAATTAGAAAATACTGATAATCTTAAATATACTGATGTTGGTTATACTGAAGATGTTAGTATTATTAATCAGATTAATGAGAGCTATGATTCTACATTAGGTAAATTCATAGGAGAGAACAGAACTAAATTAACTTTAGGAGAAGTTTCAATAAGTGAGTTTTTTGAAACTACTGATTATGTAAATGAAGCAGCTACTCAAACAGATAGTATTGATGGTTTAGATTTAGTAGAAATAACTAACATAAATCAGTTATAATGGCAGTACCAACTAAAGGAAATACAACTAACTCAAGTGCTACTCCTGGAGCTGGATTTAAAGACTATACTCATAATCAAAATACTGGTAGTGATGGGTTAATAGTGGTACAGCTCTCAATGACTAATAATCGTAGTTTTACTGGATGTAATTATGGAGGTCAGTCTATGACTCAACTGTATCAAATTAATAGAGGTGGTTTAGGTCAAAGAATGGCTTTTTATTATTTAGAGAATCCACCAACAGGAAGCAATACATTAAGAGTTAATTTTAATAGTAGTGTTTGGAATGGTGTTAGTGTACATATTAGAAGCTTTACAGATTCAGGAGGAGTAGGAGCATCACAAAGAACTGGAGGACAGCCAAGCCCTCATAGTGGAGATATAACAGTAGAAGATGACTCATTAATTATGATTACTTCTTGTTGTGTAAATGTTATTCTTACTCAACAAATACCAACAGGAACTAATAGAACTTTTACTACTCATAATGTTAATAGACAAGTAGCAACGGGTGCAATAAGTGCTAATGCTGGTCATAGTGCTGGTACTATTAGTGTTAGAGCTACTAGTGCTAGTGGTAACTTAACTTTAGATAGAACAGAAATAAAAGGGCTAGGAGGCTCAGTAGATACAAGTGGAGGCGACTTCTTAGCAATGATGTAATATGGCAGTATTTAAAGATATAATAGATGAATTTAAGACCATTGCAGATGCTTTTGCTTCGGTTAATTACTTTGTATATGACAGGGTAAGTAGAGTTAATGGCACTTTACAAAATAAAGCCTATCCAATGATATTAATTGATTCTACTCCTAATTTTAATAGAGGTGCAAATAATAATGTTTATTTACCAAGAGGTAAGCAGTTTACGTTTAACATCTTTTGTTATGGCGACTACAATACAGCTGAGAGAAATGCTAAAAGCTTGCAACAGAAGCAAGGCGAAATAGATAATATTTTAGATCAGTACATAGCAGAAATCATTAATCGTAATATTGATGGCTCTAATGGTTTTAGTATAGTTAATAATACTGCTTTAAGTGGATTCTTAGCTCATGATGTTCATAATGATAAATTAGTACAATCTACTTACACTATGACTGTTGAGCTAGATAGTAATTGCACTTTAGGCTCATTTAGTTACTAATGGTAGATTTTAATAAGGTTGGTAATTTTATTATTAAAGCTCTTCAAATGGAGCTTATACAGCAAGGTCATAAAGCTACTGGTAATCTAGTTAATAGTTTTGAGCAAAGGTTTTTAGAGTTACCTGATTCATTAGTATTAGAAATATTAATGGATGACTATGGTATCTATGTTAATGAGGGTAGGAGAAAAGGAGCTAAGAAAGTACCTATTAATGTACTAATAGCATGGATAGAAAGAAGAGCTATTGTTAATGGAGATAAAGAAGTTAAGAGTTTAGCTTTTGCCATCCAGCAGACTATATTTAAAGAGGGTAGCCCTACTAAGGAAAGTTTTAGATTTAGTAACAATGGTAGGAGAAAAGGGTTTATAGATTTTGTAATAGATAATGAGTTAAACTTTGTTTTTACAGAACTAGAACAGCAAGTATTTAAAGACTATGATGCTACTGTAGCTTCAATAGTTAAAGATTTTAATAAAGTTAAATAATGGCAATAACAGCAATAAGTAATCCAAGTCAGTTAAGTTTAGCTTATAGACCAATGGTTTATAAATGGTCAAGCGATGAATCTACAATACAATATTGTATAATAGAAGTTTTAAATGATGGCACTAGAATAGCTGCTAAAAGCGTGCAATTAGATTTAGGAAGTTCTACAAATTTTACTGTAAATATTAATGATATAATTCAAGACAACTTAGGTTTTGAGTTAAATACTTTAGGCTCTACGGGTGTTATTACTCCTACTAATTCTAGTGGTAGAATGGAAAACATATCTGTTAAGGTTTATGAAGTTGTATTAACTGGTGGTGTTATAGTTACTGCTTATGATCCAGATGATGCATCTAATGTAAATTTTGATTTTCATTTTAGTGGTGGTACTTATAGTATAAATGCTTATAATTGGACTATTGACCATTTTAATTATAACAGTTTTAATATTTCAGATTATCAGCTAACTTCTACAAATAGAAAGTTTTTAAACAATGCACCGTTAATAAAAGATATTGAGTTAGGAGTAAGTGAGTATCTAGGCTTATTAAATGGATATAATGCTTCTGGAGTTACTTTTGATTTTAAACTAGAGGTTTTAACATATGACGCATCAGGAGCTTTATTAAATACTGATTACATAGATGTTACGGATTGGAATACTAACCATAGTCTTAACAACCCTTTGAAAACTTATTTAACTATTGGAGTAGGTACTTCTAATCTAATAAATGAGGGTATAAGTTTAACAAATGTATCTTATTACACGGTACAATTAAAAGAGGCTAGTAATATAGCTTCTGAGCTTAGAAGGTTTAATATTTCTCATGTATGTGATGGAGATGTTAGAATACATTGGAGTAATAACTTCGGTAAACAGGATTCTTACACGTTTAAAGGCAATAAAATAGAAACTCTTAACCATAAGGCTAAAACTTACTTAAAAGCCATTGGTAATACTTATTCTAGTGAAAAAAGAGGTACTACAGTTATGCAAAATATATCATCTACCAGCTTTGAAATATTTACGGATAGCATAGGTAGAAATGACTATGAGTTTTTAGCATCCATGTTAACTAATAAGAATGCTTTTATAGAAGATAATGGTAGTTACTATCCAATTATTATAGAAGATGGCTCTAAGCTTATTAGAAACGAGAAAAACGTACCTATACAATTTAAGTTAGTTTATAGCTTTGCTAACGATACAAAAGGATTAAGAGGATGAATGAAGTAATAATTAGAATATTTGATAATACTAATAACGTACTTGGAGATTTAGACTTACAAAACTTTGACGACTTCCCTTTGGTTATTACTAAGGGTATTGTAAACCTAGATAATTTAAAAGCTAGGACAGGTACATTTACTAAAAACTTTAAAGTACCTAATACTAAAAACAATTCTGTTTTACTTTCTAATGTAGATGATATAAACTCAAGAAAGGACTTTAGAGATGCTTTAAACCGTAAGCCATGTAGTATAATGGTTAATGGTAATGAGATTGAAAAAGGATTTGTACAGGTATCTAAAAGTTATAACGGTTTTGATGTTGATAGTTTTGAATTAGTATTTTTTGGTAATAATATTGACTGGGTTAAAGGTGCATCTGAGTTAAAAGTAAATACTTTAACTTTTGCAAATAATGCTCAGGTTTATGATGTTACTAATATAAATGCTGCTAATAATAGTAATCATCCTACTTATGACCATTGCTATCCGTATATTTCTAGAGGAGGTACTTTAAGTGGTAACAATGATACAGTAGTAGAAGATTACTACCCATGTTTTTATTTATCTTCTATATTAAAAAAAGGGTTAAATTATTTAGGATATAACATTAACAGCGACTTTTTAAACTCTTTTAATGTAAAAAGATTAGCATGTGATTTGAATGGAGATATGAAAGTATCTCAGACTACTATTGATAACAGTAAGACTAGAGCTAGTAAGACATCTGATCAAACTGTTAATATTACTGGTTCTTGTGTTATAACTTTTGATGATGATTCTACAGTACCTAATGAAGATAATGAAGATAATTATAATACCTCAACTTATGATTATACAGTACCTACTACTGGAAGATATACTTTTACAG